CGGGTTCGAGTATCACTTTGATGAACACACAGCGAGCAAAGCTTGCCAGTTTTTTCCGCTGATGCTTCGGCATTCTGTTGGCGAGTTTGCTGGTCGACCGCTTGAGCTGGAACCTTGGCAGGCGTTTGCCATCTGGCAGATATTCGGATGGAAAAGAGATGTTGATAACTCCCGACGTTTTCGCAAAGTCTACTGGAGCATGGCCCGCAAGAATGGCAAGTCAACCATTGCCGCTGGCTTGTGCCTGTACCTCGGTGCGTCTGACATTGACCCAGGTACTGGAAGACCAGAGGCTGTCGGGCAAATCTTTTTCACGGCCACCAAACAGGAGCAGGCCGACGTTGTCTACGGCGAAACATCACGCATGCGTAGCCAGTCCAAGGTGATCGCCAAGAACACCACCGAGAAAAACGAAGTCATCGAGTTTAAGAAGTCCGGAACGACCATCCGCAAGTTGGCCTACGACAAGAAGGGTTTCGATGGTCTCAATCCTCATTGCGTCGTCATGGATGAGTTGCATGCGTGGACAGGCTACTACCGAACCTTTTACGATACGCTCGTCACTGGCTCGGCGTCACGCACACAGCCGTTGCATCTCATCATTACAACCGCTGGCGACGACAACAGCAAACTGTGGCTTGATGACTACAGCTACGCATGCAACGTGGTAGATGGAGCATTTGCTGACGAGTCACTGTTTGCGATTATCTACGAACTTGATAAAGACGATGACCCAGCGGACGAATCTCTGTGGATTAAAGCCAATCCGAACCTGAATGTCAGCGTCAAGCTGGACTATCTTCGCCAGCGATGGAAGGAAGATCAGCACAACGTCATTGGTCGCAATCGATTTATGCGTTACCACGCCAATCGACTGGTATCGTCCAATGAGAAAGCCATCAACGATGAGGACTTCCGCAAGTGCATCGGCGAGTTGTCGGACTGGTCGCAAGCCGAGGTGGTCTGCGGTGGTGTTGACCAAGGATCCATGGACGACTTCGCGGCGTGGGCATTGTGTGCACGGTTCCCAACTGGCGAGTTTATCAACGAGAAGCACGTCTACCGCTACGAGTTCAAGGTCAAAACATTTCTCGACTCGGCAACCAAACGCGACAAGACTTCCATGCCGCTGTCTCAGTTTTTATACAACGAAGAGGTTTTGGTCAGTCGCCTGCCGTCGCTGGAACTGCAAGAGTCGCTCATGGAGGCGATGACGCAGTGGAACGCGACGCACGTTGCGTATGACCCTGCCAACGCTAAGCAGATGGGCGAGGTGCTCAACCGCGACGGGTTTATTGCTGCACGCATGGCACAGAACCAAGCCATGTTCAACGAGCCGATCAAAACATTCCTATCGCACATGGAGAAAGGATTGCTGCGATTTGAGGAATTCGAGTTGCTCAAGTGGTGCGCGTCCAACGCTGTGATCGCTCGCAATTTAAAGGACGAATGGATGTTCGACAAGAAGTCGAGCAAGGACAAGATCGACCCGATTGTGGCTTGCGTCATGGCGTTTTGGATGGCAAGCCTGCAACCTGAGCGTGCCTCTGGCAATCTTTTCATCGCGTAAGGAGACACACGTGGCCAACTTTTACAATGCACTGATGCGATGGCTGGGGCTCGACGAAGAAGGGCGATCGGAGCGTATTAGCTTTCGTCAATCCATGACGCTACCGCCTGCTTGGTATGCACACAACAAGATCGTCGGTGATGTTGGCCAGCTACCGCTTGATGTCAAGCGACTGATCGGCGATGGTGCCGTCAATGACACGCGGCATATCGGCTACCAGCTACTGCGAGAGGAGCCAAACAAGATCCAATCCCCCTCCATTTTTAAGGAGCAAGTAACATCGCACGCGATCATGCACGGCAACGGAAGGGCGGCGATCATGCGATCTGGCAATACGATCACGGAGCTGATACCGCTGATGCCGGATCGAACCTGGACCATCATTCACGAAGGTCTCAAGTACCATCTGACCAAGCCAAACAAGGACGACAAAAAGAACCTTTTAGACGACCAAGACGCAGACCCAGAAGGCTTTCTGGTTTTTGCCGACGAAAACGTGCTGCACATCACCGGATTCAGCTACAACGGCGTTGAAGGTCTCGGCTTGCTCGACATCGGCCAGTCCGCATTGTCCACCGGAGTCTCCTCGCAACGGCACTTGCAGCAGCAGCTCCGCCGTGGGTTCCGTGGCAAGTTGTTTCTTGAGGTTCCACCTGGCCAACTTCGCGATGAAGGCAAGGCGCGTGAGTTTCTTGAGTCGTTCAACAAGAACGAGTCTGGTCCTGACAACGCCGGCAAGGCCGCCATGCTACGCGAAGGAGTCAAGGCTTCGGCAATCAACGTCGCCAACAACGACGCCCAGTTTGTCGAGCTACAAAAGTTCAATCGCCAAGACATCGGCATGCTGTTCGGTCTGGAGTCGATGCCAGGCGACGGCGAGAGTGTCAGCTACAACTCGCTCGAGCAACAGAACCTTGCGTACCTCAAAGCTCTTGATCGCTGGCTAGTGAAGTGGGAGGAGGAGTGCGACCGCAAACTACGCACACCAAGCGAGAAGCGGACCGGCAATCGCTACTTCAAATTCAACCGCGCTGCGATTCATCGCACCGACACGGCCACAACCATGACCGCACTGGCTCAAGCGATCACGCACCGCATCATGTCGCCCAACGAAGCACGGGCCAAGCTCGACATGAACCCATACGAAGGCGGCGACGTCTACGCTAACCCAGCCGTCACTCCTGGTCCTGCCGTCGAGGTCAAAGACGAGGAGGACAGCAGCGACGACTCCAGCGACGACGCACCAAGCCCACCACCAGCCGACGCAAACGCCCGAGCCCTCGAAGAAACCATCCGATCCTTGTTAGTTCGCGAGGCAAACAACGCCATTTCAGGCTCGAAATCACGCAATTTCGTCGATTGGATCGACAAAAACTATGCGAAATGGGAGGCAAAACTGGCTGAAAAGCTTGAGATTTTGGGCCTCGATCGCGACCTAGCACGCATTCATTGCGACGAATCGCGCTCGATTTTGCTTGAAATCGCAGGCAATTCGACCCCAGAAACGCTCGAAAACAACGTCAAAACTGCGGTAAAAGACTGGCAAAACCGCGTATTTACCCTGATTGGAGGCCAAACATGATCCTTTGCAAAGCAGACTCTGGCGAATTGTTTTTGGATGGAATCATCGGTGCAGACTGGACCGGCGAAGGAATCACGGCTGCCGCCGTCGGCGACTCGCTGAAGGCGATCAAAGGCCGAGCCGTCGTCCGCATCAACTCGCCAGGCGGTTCCGCCGACGAAGGGGTGGCCATCTACAACCTCCTCAAGCGTCACGCTGGTGGAGTCGACACGCACAACGAGGCATTGGCCGCGTCGGCAGCATCGATCATCTTTCTGGCCGGCGACAAGCGAACCATGGAACGCGGCAGCAAGCTCATGATCCATCGAGCCCACACGATCGCGATCGGCAACAGCGTGGACATGACCAAGATGTCTGAGGTGCTTGCCATGTACGACACGCAAATGGCCGATCTGTATGCCGAATACATGGCGCTCGACAGCACCAAGGTGCTCAGCATGATGACCGACGAAACATGGTTCGACGCCGCCGACGCTGTGCATTCGGGCCTCGCTACCGACCTCTCACCAACCGTCCGCAAGAAAGCCGCTGCCGCAGCCGCGTGGCTGAAGCATCCGCCGCAGGATCTGTTTGAGGAAGCCGCCGAGCAGGAAGCCGCGGCCATCACCAAGTCCGCTTACTCGCAACGCAAGGAACGCGAAACGAGGTTGCGACTCTATCCGAGGTAGTACATGACCGAAACAGAAATTGCCGACGCCGTAGCATCCACTTCCTTTTGGTATCACCGCATCGAATTGCCAGGAACCACCACGCCAGGCTGGGCACCGATCGATGAGAAAGCATATCGACTGCCAGAGCGATTCGACGGCGAACGAATCTTGGACATCGGTTCCTGGGACGGGTATTGGACTTGGTACGCGCTTCAGCGTGGCGCATCCTACGTCGTTGCCATCGACGACCACAGCGATACGCTCGGCAGCACCGCCAACGTCGACCGCAGCAGCAAGTGGCAAACCTGGGACTTGTGCCAGGCAGCCTTTGGCTACAAGCATTGCCAGCGCATTACGATGAGTGTCTACGACATCGAACGGCTAGGAATCGAGTTCGACCGCATCTTTTGTTTCGGTGTGCTATACCATCTCAAGCATCCAACGTGGGCGCTAGAGCAGTTGCGATCTGTCACGACGAAAGCGATTCACATCGAGTCCGCAATTCTCGACAACATCAAATCGCCCTATACCGGCGAAGGATGTCCATCTGGTGCCTGCCACGCGGAGTACTACCCTGGCACGGAATATGGATTCAACGCATCCAACTGGACTGTGCCAACGCTCAAGTGCCTTGATGCGTGGTTGCGTTCGACCGGCTGGGGCGACGTCGAAACGTGGAAGCTGACCGACATACCGATGTCTGTTTCTCACTGTCGCGGCTTTGCTCATGCAGTCGCTGTTTGACACGGTCGATTCAATTTCGATAATTCACGACTCAATCTAAATCTCGCAAAGTACTGACGCAACTGATTAGCGGCGGAAGGCTTCGCAGGCTGTGTTTTATTCCTTTCACACAGTCGGCAGCCCAAGCCGCTTTTTTCGTTTTGTGCTGCCGCATTGCACGGAGCACCAAAATGAGAAGTCCTCAAGATCTCGCCAAGGAAATTGAAGCCTTGCGAGCACGCGTTGAAGCGATCATGGCAGTTGCCAAAGAAGAAGATCGCGAACTACTCGCCGACGAAATCGAAGAGATCGATTCCATCGTTGGTACCGACAACAAGCCTGGCAAGATTGCCGAGCTGGTCGAAGCCAAGCAACGAGCCGACAAGATCGTTGCCCACGTCATCGCCAAGGGCAAGGAAGTCATCGCTGAGGAAGAGTCCGCAGCTCGCCCAGCGATCAAGATTCCCGCCCGAGCCAAGGCCGCTGGCCGTCTTCAAGCCTTCAAGAAGGAAGAGGACGCCTACGCTTCCGGCCAATGGATCATGGCTAACCTGTTCGGCAGCCGCAAGGCCAAGAACTGGTGCCGCGAGCACGGCATCCGAGCGACCATGACTACCAATGAAAACGTCACGGGTGGTTTCCTGGTTCCTGACGCTCTCGAATCGACCATCATCGAACTGCGTGAGCAGTACGGCGTGGCTCGTCGCGAGTGCCAGCAAGTCACGATGGGCGACGCCAAGATGATCATGCCGCGACTTGCCGGCGAAGCAACCGCCTACTATGTCGGCGAAGGCAACACGATCACCGCGTCCGACCTGACCGTCAACACGGTTCAACTCGATGCGAAGAAATTGGCCGCTGTCGTTGCCGTGAGCAGCGAGCTAAACGAAGACTCTGTCATCTCCATCGGCGAAATGGTTGCACGATCCGTCGCGCAGTCCTTTGCCATCAAGGAAGACGAAGCCTTGTTTCTTGGCGATGGAACCAGCACCTACGGCGGCATCGTCGGCTTGGCCAGTGCCCTCGGTGCTGGCACGCTGGTGACGGCGACGGGGCTCACCACGTTCGGTGCCCTGACGATTGGAAACTTCGAATCCGTCGTTGGTGCTCGCAAGCTGTTTGGCACCGTCCCACCGAAGTGGTACGTCAGCCAAGCTGGCTGGGCCGCGTCGATGCAACGCCTCGCTAATGTCTCTGGTGGTGCAACCTCCACGGAAATCCAGAACGGCGTCATGCGTTCGTTCCTGGGTTACGAGGTCGTCGTCAGCCAAGTTTTGGAGTCGCGACTGACCGGCACCAGTACTGGTCGCGCCGCTTACTTCGGCAACCTGGCCGACGGCGTCATCTTCGGCAGCCGCCGAGGAATCACCCTCGCGGTCGACAACAGCCTCGGCTTTTTGACAGACACGATCAACATTCGAGCCACCCAACGGTTCGACATTGTCGTTCACGATCGTGGAACCGCTTCCGCGTCCGGTGGAATTGTCGGTCTGGTCTTCGGCTGATCCGCTAGTTCCTCCTAGCGTCACGGGGGCCGGGTCCACGGCTCGGCCCCCACTTTTCAAACAAACCATTTCAAACAGGAATACAAAAACATGAAATCTTCTCAAGCATTGGACTACAACGTCCTTCTCGGTCCGGTCACTGCGGCTACCACCGCACGCTCTGCGGCGTTCGACGTTCGCGGCGCGGACTACGCAACGATTCTCGTTACGCTTGGCGCTGAGGCCAACACCAACAGCACCAACGTCACACTCCAACTCGCGGAAGGCAATGCTGCAACCGGCGCTTTTGCGACGTTCAACAGCAACTTCAACCGAGTCATCGACAACACCAATGCGGTTGTCGTTGCCTACCACGTCGACCTGAAGGGCCGCGGCTCGCACTTGCGACTGACCGTCACGCCTGACACGTCCGCCAACGGTGCTGTGATCAGTTCGGTTGTCGGTGCCTTGGACCTCGAGTTCAAGAACTCCGCCAACAGCAACAACGCCGACGTTGTCGTCATCGGCTAGTCAATTAACGCTAGGAGGAAAACAGCGGTGTCTAACAAGCAAGTCCGAGTTCAAGCCATCATGACGGTGCCACGGTACGAAAACACCTGGTGCCGCACCAACATTGAGGCAGCATTGCGACAGATCAAGATTCCGCTCAACGTAGGTCTTGGCGTCTTCTACGGCCAAAACATGCAACGCATGATGGAGTCCGCCATCGAAGCCGAGGTCGACTACATAGTCACCATCGACTTCGACACGCTGTTCACTGCCGAGCAACTGCACCGCCTCATCTCGATCGCCGTACAAGAGGATCTCGATTGCGTTTGCGGCATTCAAGTGCGACGCGGCAAGAAGTGGATGCTCGGATTCAAGGAGGGCCACACTTCGGCGAAATGGGACGGCTACCCGATCCAGGTCGATGCCGCCCACTTCGGCCTGACCGTCATCAACGCCAAAAGATTACCAAAGGTTGCCAAGCCGTGGTTCTACTGCCAGCCAGATCCCGACGGCTCCTGGGGCGACAACCGCATCGACTCCGACGTTTGGTTTTGGAAGCAATGGAAAGATGCCGGTCTTAAGCTTTGGCTTGATCCAGGCGTGCGTCTGGGTCACCTCGAAGAAATGGTCGTCATCCACGACGAAAACATGGAGCCGATTCACGTCTACCCCAAAGAGTGGGAGCAGATGATGCAGGCCGAACACGACACGAAACAAAAGGAGGAATCCAATGGCGGTGAGAATGTTGACGCAGTGGAGACAGTGGCCAGCGGGCACGCTGCTGACTGAGCTCGGTGGTGGTGTCGAAGATCTTTTAGTCAATCGATTGCGAGTTGCCCAGTATGAGAGTCCAAGCCGAGCTAGTGACAGGACCGACAGCGGAACCGCTGACGCTAGCGGAAGCGAAGAAGCAACTGGAGATCGCGTCGAGCGACAGCACGCACGACGTTCAACTTCAAAGCGCGATCGCTGAGGCTCGCCAGCAGTGGGAGCACGATACCGACTCGGTGATGTGCTTCCAAACTTGGAAGGTCCGATTTCGCTACATCACCGACCGACTCGCCTTGCCCAAGCGACCGATCCACTCGATCACTTCGATCAAGTACTACGACGGTGCCAACAACCAGACCACCTGGAACGCGTCGCAGTACCAGCTCCACATCAACGAGATCCGCTACGCCTACCAAATCACCTTGCCAGCCGTTGCCGACCGTTGGGACGCCTGGGAGATCACCTACAAACTCGGCTACTCCCAGGACGCAACCAGCGTTCCGGCGATTGCCAAGCGTGCCATGCTTCTCCTCGTCGGTCATTACTTCGAGAACCGAGACATGCTGACCAACGAACTGATTTACAACCGCCGAGTTTACGAAGACCTCGTCCTTCGCTACGCCAGGAGCACCTACCCATAATGGCTGGCCGTCCTTCATCCTTTGCCGTCGGTTCCATGCGTCAGCGTTGCACCATCAAAACGCCGACCGAGACCCTCGACGCCGCAGGCCAGCCGGTTGTCACCTGGTCCACGTTCCTTGAAAACGAACCCTGCCAGTTTGTACCGACCGGCGGCACCGAGTCCATGCGAGGTCGCCAATACACCGACGGCACGCGAGCCGTGTTTCGCGTTCGATACCGTGCTGGCTACTCGCCATTGCAAAAGATTACCTACAACGGCACCGACTACGGCATCACCTACGTGAACGACATAGACGGCCTTCGGCGTTACATCGAACTGGTGTGTACCTCATGAGCATCAAAATCGACTTTACTTTCGACGAAAAACAGATCGAGCAACTGATGCAGATACCCGAGCTGCTGCGGCTTAAGCCTGCGGAGCGTTGCTTGATCGCCATGGCCAAGCCGATCGCCGAGCGAGCCAAGGCACTGGCACCATCGAGCCAGCGATCAGGCACACGCAAAAAGTGGTCTGCGAAATTCAAGAACGACGCCAAGTGGCAGATCGACTCCGGCAAGCAGATGGGCATCAAAACCATTCGCCACAACAAAGGTGCTCGCGTCTACATAGGTGCCAAGTGGCCCAAGGGGAACAAGCAGCAATTCGACGCTTCACCCAAAGGGCGTCGCCACATTTTGTGGGGCCGCGATACGGGCCGGCTTCGACCGCGAGACAACCCGCACTTCCTCCAAAAAGCCTACGACGAAACCAAGTCGCAACAACTCAAAGCGTTCCAAGATCAACTGGCAATCGAAATCAAGGAGCTTCGCCTTGGCTAAAAATCTACGACTCACCGATACCGTCACCATCGCATCATCGGGCACAACGTCAACAACTTTGACGCTCGAAAACAACCGCATTCCTCTGGCGATCATCTTGCCAGCGGCACTCAGCGGCACATCCGTGAAGTTTCAGGCCAGCAACGACAACGCGACCTTTACGCCGATGTACTACGAATCGACCGAGATCAATATCGGCGTCGGCACCTCGCGTCACGTTGCACTCAATCGCGATCAATTCGAAGCGGTCAAGTACCTGAAGCTCGTGTCGACCAGCACCGAAACCGCGGCTCGCACAATCACCGTTATCAGTGGGGAATAGATGAGTGCCATTGGCGAAGCGTTCCGAACCAAGCTGCTTTCCTATGCGACCGTCTCCGCGATCGTCGGTCAACGCATGTACCCAGACGCATTGGTTCAACGCGCTACGCTTCCAGCCGTCATCTACTACATCGTCAGCACGCAACGCGAGCACAGTATTGCAGGCCTCCAAAAACTCGCCCACGCACGGATCCAACTCGACTGTTACGCCACCACACGCACCGCAGCGTCGGCACTATCAAAAGCAATCCGCGAAACCGGCATCGATGCCTACCGCGGCGTCACCTCTGGCTACACCTTCTGTGGCGTCGAGTTCGATTCTGGCGACGAGTATCTGCAAGAACCGCCCGACGACGGCAACCAAGAACATCGGTACATCGTTTCGTTTGATTGTTTGGTCCATTACAAGGAGCCCTAAACCATGCCAGCACTCACCATTCCGGACACCGGACTAGGCACAACGCTATCAGCAAGTGGTATCGCACCCACGCTGATCAAGCGGATCAGCCCCGTCAAATTCTCCGTCGGTGAAATAGAAACTACCGACCTGAGCACCACCGCATTCAAAACGCGACGTCCCTCTGATCTTCGCGAATTCACCGAAGTTGAGATCGAGTTCTATTGGACTGGTGCTTCGGTTCCTATCACGACCGCGATGATTCCAACCGCCGAACCCTACGCGGGCGTGACTGCCACCATCACCTACCCAGGCGCTGGATCGCTCTCAGGTACCGTCTTCGTCAAGGAGGTAGATACTCCCAACTGTGCTCAAGGCGAAGCCATGATGGGCCGCATGGTCCTGGCGTTCGACGGCGTCTCCGATCCTGCCTTCACACCGGCGTAACCATGACAGCACCCAAAAGCGTCGAACTCAAGCCGCACCTCGCCATGACCGTTCGCGGCATTTGGCGAGATGAACAGCAATGGCAAATCTACTGGCACGGTCGCCTCGTCGGCTACCTGCCTTACGCTCCTGGCTCACAGATCCTGCCGATCTATCGATTCCCTTACGCCGACATCCAAGCCGTCGTTGACGGCTGCGAGGCCGAGCGTCAGCGACTCGAAAAGCCGGGCAAGGTTCGCAAGCCGATGGAGACACTCAAGGCGATCGAGGAAGTCCTTGACGCTCAGCTATCCAACGAAAAGGACGACGATGAATAGGAATGATTTTCTCGCCTTGCTTGAACGGCCACTTCGCGAAACGGTTGTTACGATCGACGGATCGAATTACCGTCTGCGTGAAATGACCGAAGAGCAAGGCACCGAATACGAGCTCAGCCTGCAAGACAAAAAGGGCAACGTCAACTACGCCACCGCTCGCCGTGCACTAATCGCCATGATGCTCATCGACGACGAGGGCAACCGTATGGTCTCGCACGAGTCCGAGCTGCGGCGATTGCCTCGCAGCATTGCGGGCAAGCTGTTCGACGAGTGCCAAAAACTCAATCGCTACGAAACCGGCGAGGTCAAGGAACTCGTAAAAAACTCCGACGGAGCCGACGACTAAGGCTTGCCGGTCGTCTGGCTCTGCAATGGGGCATTGTCGATGTGCGTTCCTGGTTGGCGTCCATGCCAATCGGAACCTTGGACTATTGGGAAGCGTTCGACGCCGTCGAACCTATCGGCGGCCAATGGGAGCAATCGGCCATGATCGCACACCAGATCGCACTGAAAACCTTCTGCGACGCGGGCCAAAAGCCGCCAGAGTGGGAGCAATTCATGCCACCGAGGTATCAACCACCCAAGGAAACCAAGATTGAAATTCCGACCGAAACCGACGCGGTCAACCAGTTCCGCTCGCTTGCAGCAGCCTTTGGCTTGTCGGAGGTGATCGATGGCGACAACGATTAACGCGGCCAACATCTCGGCATCATTCGACATAACGAAGCTGAAGGAGGGCATGAACGCCACGCGTGCCGAGATCAGCAAGCTCGGCAGCATTCTTCGCACCGCCGAGCCGGCCACCAACAAGCTCAGCCGAGATCTCGATCTACTTAAACGAGCCTTTGGTAGCGGCGCGATTGATGCTGGTCAGTTTGCTAACGCAATTAATAACGTGGTGCAGCAAGCCAACTTGCCACCACGCATGCAGTCGCAAGTGGACAAGCTTAGCCGATCGTTCATGGAAGGTCGAATTGACATCGACCAGTACCGGGCTTCGCTCGACAAACTGCAAACGCGCATGAATACGCTGGATGCGACAAAAGCGCAAAAACAAGTCGGCAAAGGTGGCCTCGGTGCCGGTGCGCTCGCCATGGGTCGCGGTGCTCTGGGCAACATGGCTGGCGGCCTGGTTGCTGCCGTCGGTGTGCAGCAACTCACCAGCTATGCCGCCGAGTCGACAGCAAAGCTCGACGAAATCGGAGACGCTGCCGCAAAGGCTGGCGTCTCGTTTTCGGAAATGATCACGCTAGAGCGGACGCTTTCGGAGGTCGGCGGCGTCGGCGTCGACCAGGTTCGCAGTGCCATCGGCAAGATGAAGGTCAATATCCTTGAGGCTCGCGACTCGCTTAACTCAGGCAAGCCAAACGACCTGGCTAACTCGCTCAAAAAGATCGGCGTGGACATCAACGCGCTTTCGCGCATGGACGCGGTCACGCAGTTCCAGACCTTGGCCGCCGCCACGCGTCAGATCCGCGACCACGGCGAGCAGATGCAAGTCTCAATGCAGATGTTCGGCAAGGCAGGCATAGAGCTGGTGCCAGCGTTGCAAGTCAGCAACGACCAGTTTGCCGAAATGGAGGAGCATTTGCGGAGAAGCAATCTGCTGCTCAGCGAAGAACAAGCCGCAGCGATCGGCAAAAACGCCGACGAAATGGAACGCATGCGTGATGCGATGACTGCTTCTGGTGCTCAACTGCAAAGTGCATTGCTCCCAATGATGAAGGACTTCACTTCGGTAATCGCAGAGGCCGCAAAGAATCTTGGCATGCTTTATCAGCAGGCCAGAGGAGACTTCGAGCCAATACCGATTGACGAAATGAACAAAGAGGCCGACCAAAAGGCTCAGGACTTCATTCGCAAACGTGGTCTTGCTCGTCAGAAGCAAGCAATGGACGACCTGGAGCAAATCAAAAAGATTCAAAGCGAAGTAGGTGGCGATCAAGCCAAGCAAATTCAGAAAGACTTGGACGCGATTTTCCCAAACAAAAACAACAGTCCTCTTTATGCCAACGTCAGAGACAGAATTCGCGACACCGATTTTTCAGAGCTGAAAACCAAAACGGAGCAAATGAAGTCGCTCGTAGAAAAGGCCCAGCAAATCAAAGTCCAGGCAGACCAAGACGTCGCAAACGTTATCAACGCCGAGCTCGACGCGGAACTTGCAACCTGGAGACAGTTTGGCGAAGACCTTCGCACTGATCGCATGGAGATGCAGCGTTCAGATCGCGAGATCATGCAGGAGCGAGACCAACGAGAACGAGCCATCGAGCAAATGCAATCCAAACGCATCGGCGAGGCCGACACCAACATCGCACCCGCCATCCGTGCTGGAACGGTTGAAGCCTACAAGATGATGAACAAGCAAAACGAAGACGCACGGCACCGTCAAGAACACCTAAGGAAGCTTGACGAGATGAAAGAAGAGTTTCGTAAGTTCAACGAAAAAAACACCGTTGTCCTGAGCAAGAGGCGATAGATGACACTTTCCATTGTCGGCGAAATGCGACGCGGATCCGCAACGCTCCGCAGCGAGGGCGAGGGCGGACTGAGCTACGGATTCTCCGCGACGCTACTGGTCTTCTCGACTGAAAAGACCACCAGCCGCGAAGAGGTCTTTGCCTTTACGCCAGGTCTGCCGATCGTCGGCCTCGGCTATGGCCCATTCAATGCAGTATGCACTAGCATCAAGGCCGAACGCCAGGAATCCAACCCGCATTATTGGCACATCGAATGCGAGTTCGAAACCCGCGAGCGACAGAAACAGGATCCGCGAAACCCGTCTCCAGATCCAACAACATGGCTTCCGATCTTTCGCGTTGACTCGTTCATTACCAAAGAGCGAGTGATCACAACCGACAAAAGCACACCGCCTAAAAAGATCACCAACTCAGCCGACCAGCCATTTGACACACCACTAACGCAAACCACCACGCTTGCTCAGTTCTCGTTCACGCAGTTCGAGGACGCCAGCCAGTCTTTGCTGACGATCATGCAACGGAACGACACGGTTAATGCGTCTGGTTTCGCTGGCTTTACCGCAAGAACGTTGTTGCTCTACGTCACAGGAGCAGAACTAGGAACCTATGGCGGATTTCCAGCATGGCGAGTCAGCTACCAAGTGACCTTCGACCCAGAAACGCATGACGTAGTGCTTCTCGATATTGGCACCAGCTACAAATCCGGCATACTGCGCAGCTACATGGACGACACCAACAGCTTCCGCATCCAAGGCAACCTCGACGGAACTGGAGGCAAGGCAGCGTCACCAGCCACGCTAACCTTCAAAACCAAAACCGAACTTGACTTTGTCACCTTTATTCGACAATAACCTATGGCCGAAACATCGGGCGACGAAATTTTCGGTTTCAATCTGGCCGACACCGACGCGCTGATTCGCCTGATCGGTCGCGACTCGACCGGCGGCGGTACCGGTGGCGATACCTACGACGCCACCAAGCTGCTGATTGCCGTCGCGACCTCCGGCGTGCCAGCCCGCAGCGGAACCACGCTCGGCAAAGCCACCGTGGCCGTCAAGCATCTCACAGTGTCCGGTGTTAATCGCATTATTGCTGATAGCGGATTCAACGTAGACGCCTTTAACCTCGCCGGCACAGCGGTAGTTGTCGGATCATACGTCATGCTCCTGCGACTTGGCGATGTGCATATCGTCGTTTGGGAGGAGTGCCCAGAGTGAAACGCAAACACATGCCTGGATGTTATTGCTGCACGCCTGGCGATCCAGGCGAGGTTTGCCCAACAGCATGCTGTGCGGAGGACGAAGATTGGCCGACTTTTGCACCAGGCGTCAATTGGTCGTTTCGCTCTCGGCTAATTAACCAGGACTGCTGCTGTTTGACGGAGGAGTACGACTACACCGGCGAGCCAGTCAAGGAATGTTGCGAATTGGCTGGCAATTATGAATATGTAATGTCAGGAGAGCGGGACGATTTCGCGTTCAAAAAAACGATTGCTAAATTGGAGCAGGAAACGCAATGCGCGCCGCCGAGTTGCCCAGAGGATTGTTGCCAAAACAATACTCCGGAACTCGTTGCAACGTGGGTAGACACGTTCACGCATACGCAAAAATTCTTTTTCGTCGCCAGGATTGTATTTGACGCATTGCAAATCAAATACGGCAAAGAATTTATTCAGTGCCCAGGCGACGAAGAGCCTGTGTGCCGATACTTTATGAAATACACAATTTTCGGCCATTACGAAGCGCGCATTGACATTGAGCATATTGTAAACAGCAAAAGAGAAAACACCTATTTGCATCCGTGCTGGACATACACAGATGACCCGAGCACACCATGCACTCCGTTACGATCGTCTGTGCGATGCAATTTTGACGAGACCATTATTCATTTATGTGAGGAGGACGAACAAAGTTGCGAGTGGCCGCCAGATCCTTGCTGCTTCGGTGCTCCATCGTGCTTGCAGGCATACGATAATTTTTGCGTAGAACGGATCAAGTATTTTGACGAACCGCCTTCTGGCTTGATTGGAGTTACGGACGAAGACATTAACACACCTCCAGGCGGAAACCCTGAAGAGTATTGCGAAGATCCAATTTGCGACTCCAACTGCAATAATGGCTACTCGGAAGGCATTTACATTTATTCTGGAACGCCGACGCCGCCTTTTTGGTACACAAATCCGCCGACGAAAGTAAGCACTACATACAACTTTCTCGTTGAATGGGATTGGTGCAACAACCCCTCTTTAGGTTTTCTTTACAGCACTGTCGCCGCGCCGTTATCTTGCTGTGAGCCAGCCACGTCTTTGTCTGTTTTTTGCGATCCAGTAAGCTGCGAAGATCCGGAAACGACAATTTCGATAACTTGCGAGCAATTTACAGACGCTCGATTGAACATAACGCCTGACCCACCAGAAACGTGCCGCTTGCCTTTTTACTACATCGGTCCTGGTGCAACAGATCCGGAATGTGGTGAACTTCCTGGCGGAGAAAACACAGGTGTCGCTTCTATTCTGTGTAACTCGCTCGGAGGATCTCCGCCGGTTGTGAGTCAAGGATCGCCAGCAACGACTAATTGCATAGGCTGCTTTTTTCCTTTTAATGGTCCGCTCGACCAACAAGCTCCGGCCTGTGGACCGTGGGTTGGAAATTGCATGCAATACATTCCTGCTGAAGAACCTGCTTGCGATGAAGATTGTTTTGTAAATGTAAATTGCGGTGGA